GGTTGTTACAACCGAGCTCATAGACACCCGTTTTCTTTTTTATCTGGTGTCTTTTACGTTAAGTGTAAAAAAAACTGTGGTGAACTTGTATTTAAAAACCCCAACATACTACACGAAAGCTATATTAATGCCCGTGATGTAAAAAAATACAGTGAATTTAACAGTGCGATTTGGACAGTTCCTGCAGTTGAAAACAATTTAATTATGTTTCCGTCCTGGATGGAACATTACACCAACCCCAACAAAAGTGGTAAAGATAGAATTTCCATCTCCTTTAATGTGCAGTTACATAATTATTGAGGAGTTCGTATGTATTCAGACAAGGTAATAGATCACTATGAGAATCCTAGAAACGTTGGTAAGTTCGACGAAGGTGAAGAAAATGTCGGAACTGGCATGGTTGGAGCTCCAGCGTGTGGAGACGTTATGCGATTGCAAATCAAAGTATCGTCCGACGGAGTTATTGAAGACGCTAAATTCAAAACTTACGGATGCGGCAGTGCTATTGCTTCTTCATCACTACTCACAGAATGGGTTCGAGGAAAAACCCTTGACGAAGCAGGAGAAATCAGCAATAGACAAATTGCTGAAGAACTATCACTCCCGCCTGTAAAGATTCATTGTAGTGTACTTGCAGAGGACGCTATTAAAGCAGCTATCGAAGACTATAGAAATAAGAACTAACTATGACTGATATTTACGTTACCAAGCGAGATGGCTCGCGTGAAATGCTTGACCTTGAAAAATTCCACAAAGTTGTAATGTGGGCTTGTGAAGACATTAAAGGGGTCTCTCCATCTGAGATCGAACTAAAGTCTCACGTACAGTTCTACAATAACATCAAATCAAGCGATGTCCAAGAAACTCTAATCAAAGCAGCTGCTGATCTTATCAGTGAAGAGACACCAAACTATCAGTATGTTGCTGGACGATTAATTAACTATCATCTACGTAAGCAAGTATACAATCAGTATCAACCTGATCATCTATACAACCATGTAAAGAAGATCGTTGATCTTGGATTCTATACTGACGAGCTGCTTGAATGGTATACCCATGAAGAGTTCGATCAGATGCAGTCGTTCATTGATCATAGCCGTGATGAGTATCTAACGTATGCTGCTATGGAACAATTCCGTGGCAAGTACCTTGTACAGAATAGAGCGACTAAGCAGATATTTGAGACTCCTCAGATTGCTTATATGTTAATTGCTGCCACTCTTTTCCATAGCTATGGCGAAGATCGTATGCAGTGGATAAAAGACGCATACAACGCGTTTTCAAACTTTGACGTCTCTTTGCCTACTCCTGTAATGTCAGGGGTTAGAACGCCCATCAAACAGTTCTCAAGCTGCGTACTAATAGAGACAGCAGACAGCCTGGAGTCTATCAATGCAACATCAAGTGCAATCGTCAAATATGTTTCAAAGAAAGCTGGCATCGGTATCGGAGCCGGCAGTATTCGTGCTCTCGGTCAGCCTATACGTGGCGGTGATGCTACCCATACTGGTGTCATTCCTTTTTATAAACTTTTCCAAGCTAGTGTTAAGTCTTGCAGCCAAGGTGGTGTCCGTGGTGGCGCGGCAACCTTATACTATCCGATCTGGCACCTTGAAATAGAAGATCTGTTAGTCCTTAAGAACAACAAAGGGACAGAAGATAATCGAGTACGTCATCTTGACTATGGAGTTCAGTTTAACAAGCTGATGTATGAGCGTTTGTTGGCTGGTGGAGACATTACTCTGTTCTCTCCAAACGAAGTACCAGAGTTGTATGATGCTTTCTTTACAGACAACGATCTGTTCAAAGATCTATACGAAAAGGCAGAGCGATCTACTAAACTAACCAAGAAGACTATGCCCGCCGTAGACCTTTTCTCTGCGTTTCTACAGGAAAGAAAAGATACTGGACGAATCTATCTAATGAACGTCGATCATGCGAATTCGCACGGTTCATTTGATCCTGAGGTCGCACCAATCAGACAGTCTAACCTTTGCTGCGAGATCAACCTACCTACCAAGCCGCTATTCAGTGATGATGATCCAGACGGTGAGATTAGTCTTTGTACGTTGGCTGCGATTAACTGGGGCAACATTAAGACTCCTGCTGACTTTGAAAAGCCAGCTACTATTGCAGTTCGTGCATTGGATGCGCTACTTGATTATCAAGACTATCCTGTGAAGGCTGCAGAGCGTTCTACTATGGATCGTAGACCACTCGGTGTTGGCATCATCAACTTTGCATACTGGTTAGCAAAACACGATACCAACTACAGTGATCCAAACCTTGAGCTGATTGATGAGTATGCTGAAGCATGGTCGTACTATTTGATCAAAGCATCGTCCGATCTTGCAATAGAAAAAGGTGGTTGTAAGAAAGGATGGCAGACGAAGTACTGTAAAGGAATACTACCAATCAATACCTATAAAAAGGATGTTGATGAATTGGTAAAAAGAGAGTACAGTATGAACTGGCAGGTTTTGAAATTAAAGCTGTATGAATTTGGCATTCGTAACAGTACGCTTATGGCTTTGATGCCTTCCGAGACTTCAAGTCAGATAAGTAACGCCACAAACGGAATCGAACCACCTCGTAGCTTTGTGTCAATCAAGCAATCAAAAGATGGCGTATTGAAGCAAGTGGTTCCTGAGTATCGCAGACTGAAGAATAAGTATGAGCTTCTATGGGATCAGAAGACCCCAGAAGGATACTTAAAGATCATGGCTGTGTTACAAAAGTATATCGATCAGGGTATCAGTGTTAACACATCTTACAATCCTCAGCATTATGAGGAGGAGAAGATTCCATTAAGTGAAATGCTTAAGCACCTTGTAATGTTTTACAAATACGGTGGTAAGCAATTATACTACTTCAACACATATGATGGTGCAAGTGACGAGTACGAGCAACCAGCACATCCATACTACGAACAGTCAATCGAGCAAGACGATGATGACTGTGAGAGCTGTAAAATCTAGGAGACAACTTAATGTCAGTTTTTAATACTGCTAAGGTCGATAACACCGAGCAGCCAATGTTCTTTGGCGAACCGGTAAACATTGCACGGTACGAAAACATAAAGTATAAGACCTTTGATAATCTGACAGAAAAGCAACTTGGATTTTTTTGGAGACCTGAAGAGGTAGACATCGGTCGCGATAGTAAGGACTTTAGATCACTGTCTGATCACGAACAACATATCTTTACGTCTAATCTAAAAAGGCAGATCTTGCTTGACAGTGTACAGGGGAGAGCTCCTACTGAAGCATTCCTTCCTATCTGTTCGTTGCCTGAGCTTGAGAACTGGATTGTAACATGGACCTTTAGTGAGACTATCCACTCACGTTCATACACTCACATCATCCGAAACATCTATAATAACCCAAGCGTTATATTTGATGAGATGTTGGACATACAGGAAATTGTAGATTGTGCTAAAGAGATCAGCAAGTACTATGACGATGTGATCAAAAAGCCTACTAAACAAAATCTATGGATGGCTCTCAATGCAGTAAACGCATTAGAAGGTATCCGCTTCTATGTCTCGTTTGCATGCAGCTGGGCATTTGCAGAGCTTAAGAAGATGGAAGGCAATGCTAAGATCATTAAGTTTATTGCACGTGATGAGAACGTGCATCTTGCATCAACTCAACAAATGATCAAGCTATTGCCAAAAGAAGATAAGGACTTCGAGGCAATTGCTAATGATAAGCACGATCAAGTAATTGCTTTGTTTGATAGTGTAGTACAGCAGGAAAAGAAATGGGCAGAGTACCTATTCAAAGATGGATCGATGATTGGTCTCAACGCCGATCTGCTTGGCGAGTATGTTGAGTGGATTGCAAGTAAAAGAATGCATGCAATAGGATTGAAGTCTCCCTATAAGACGCAACAAGCTAACCCTCTACCATGGACACAAAAGTGGATTAGTGGTGGAGAAGTACAAGTAGCTCCACAGGAGACGGAAATCACTTCGTATGTAATTGGGGGTGTCAAGAAAGACGTTAACGAACAAACATTTGCAGGACTGTCTTTATGAGTCTAATAAACCATACTAATAAAGAATGTGGCAGCTGTGGTGCTGAATATAGTTTAAGTTATGATGATGAGCAGTTTGGAATCAGTGCAGAAGAACCTGCGCACTGTCCATTTTGTGGTGAGCAGTTGAGCGATTATTACTTAGAAGAAAATTTTGATGAATTGGATTTCGAGGACGAATAAATGTCAAGCTGGACCTATCAAGGCCAGCCATTTACATCTGATATGATTGGTGACTACGTCGGGTTTGTATACCAGATAACAAATTTACAGAATGATAAAAAATATATTGGTAAGAAGTGGTTTTGGTCTACAAAGAAGTTACCACCATTAAAAGGTAAAAAAAGAAAGCGCACAGTTAAGAAAGAGTCAGATTGGCAAAAGTACTTTGGCTCTAGTGAAGAGGTTAAGTTATTAGTAGAACAACACGGTCATGATAATTTCAAGAGAGAAATTCTAAGATTGTGCAGCACCAAAGGTGAATGTACGTACTATGAGTTAGTTGAGCAGGTTGAGAGAGAAGTGTTACTCAAGCCCGACGAGTACTACAACGGTATCATTCAGTGCAAGATACACAGGAATCACATACTACGCTGACGCTTTACACTTTCGCGAGCGGCTATTCTCATTCTCTCTATAGTCTCTGGACTATTCTTCCTACCGCGATGAGAAGCCGCTCTTTTATCCTTCGTCTCTTGCGATTGCTTTCTTCCAATGTGAGCCTGGCTAATCTTTTTCTTGGTCTCTTCACTTCTCTTTGTACCGAGGGTAGGCTTTGAAGACATCCTTCCAACCCTTCTGCCATTCTCTCGCTGAATCTCTTTTATGATTTCTTCTCTGCCAACCATACCAGCAAGACCCTGCCACGCTAACTTGTCCTGCCATCGCCCGTACTCTTCGTATAACCTACGATGTGCTTCGGCGTGCTCTTCAACAGTGAGTTGGACGAGATTTGAGGGGTCGTCTGTACCACCAGCGTGTTTTGGAATGATGTGGTGGGTGTGATATATAGTCATGCTGATACTCCTTTCCAGTATTAGAGAGTTGGAGATTGCC